AGTTTGTAACATTTTCATTTCTGTGCCGGCTTCGGTAGCAAAGCAATCTAGTGCCATGGTGTCTTTGGGAAAACAGGCACCACCAAATCCCCGTTTACCATCTGGTCCAGGCACACGCCAGTGTGTGTAGCCCAAGCGTTGATCGCCTTCGGCAATGCTGGCAACATTTTCCCAATTAACGTTGAGCCGTTCGCATAGTTCAGCATACTCGTTGTTCATGATAACCTTCATGGCCAACATGGTATTGGCCACATACTTGAACATGGCCGCCTCAGCAATGCTGCAATATTCAAAATCAATCGGATTGTAATTGATATAGGGTGCGATGTATTGGGTGGCTTCTTCCCACAATTTGTGCTTGCCACCAATAACCACATTGACCGGGCTAGTATAATCATGATTGGCATTGGCCGCAGTCAAAAACTCAGGAGCATGAATCAGTTTTAGGCCCAGAGTGTTTTCTAAATGTCTATACAACAAGGGTGGTGCAGTACTCTTGCTTATCACAATACCCTCATAGCCTACCAATTGTTCTAGTACAGTTTCTAATATTGTGGTATCACAAGTGCCATCCTCGGCCTGGTTGGTGGGAACACACACAAAAATAACTTCGCTTTTCTCTTTAATCTTGTCCAAGGGTTTTGAAATTTCGGGATAGGCAGGATCATGTATTCTGACCTTGACATCCTCTCTACCTGCGAAACTGTTTGCCACGGCCTTGCCTACAAACCCATGGCCAATTATACCAATCTTTGTTTTCATTGAAACTCCTAATAATTGTTGATAATAAATTCTACTTCGGGGATACGTGTATGGGTGTTTTTGCTACCCAATACTACTACTATTCTACGTCCTATTTCGGTTTCTACCATGACAGCTATACAACCGCCACTGGCTCTGATGTATCCGGTTTTACTTACTATAAAGTTATGATTACGTCCTATAATGGGATTGGTATTATTAAACACCAACCATCGTTTCTTTACCTTGATTTTGACCTGCGGAGTGACCGCTGCTTCATTGACTATGGCATATTGACTGGCCGCAATGACCAATTTTACTAGATCTTCGGCGGTGCTGGTGTCAAACACGCTGAGTCCAGTGGGCTCTACATAGTGAGTATTTATTAGGCCCAGGCCGATGGCTTTTTTATTCATGTCCACAATACAATTGACTCTACCACCTGGATAGTTATTGCACAATTCATCTGCGGCAGAATTATCAGATTTTACCAAAGCCAACTGCAATAGTTCACGTCTAGTATATCGTCCTATTCGTTGATCTAGATCCTGTTTGGCATCAATTACAATCATGGCGGTCATGAGTTTTGTGATACTGCCAATTGCCCGTACTTCACCGGGATTGTCACTCTCTATCACGGCGCCGGTGCCATCTGTCACAATCCAGGATGTGGCAGTGATTTTTAAGTCTCGAGCAAACGCCACAGATAACCACAAAGCCAGAATAATAAAAATACGCATTAAGCCAATTATACAGGAATTCCTGTGCAGAACCAAATTATTTGAAAGCATCAAATATTTAGTTTTTGGCCTTGATCAAGTTATCCTTAAATATTCTCCAGCATTCTTCCCAACTCCATCGCATACTAGCTCGTTCGACCGTAGCTCTATCCATTTGTAAACATTTTTCTATGGCCACAGTCAATCCCTCGCTTTCATGGACCATGAATCCTGTAACGCCTTGATCTATAACGTCAGCAGGGCCCTGACAGTTGTATGCCGCAACCGGAGTACCACAGGCCATGGCCTCAATCATGACAATGCCAAATGTTTCCCACTGACTGGGGAACACAAACACATCGGCATTGGCATAGTATTCGGCCAGTGCACGGCCGGTCTTAAATCCTGTAAAGTGTACGTCAGGATACTGTTTCCGATAAGTTTCCAACATGGGCCCATCGCCCACCATGATCTTCCTACAGTTGGGATATTTTAATTCAAAAAAATCCTCCAATGATTTTTCTTTGCTGACACGGCTAACACACAACAATGTGACGGGCTCACGTGTGAAACGTTCTCGCAGTTTGGGTGTAAAGATGCCACGATCAACACCACGTGTCCAAGGAATCACTTCACCACCAAACCCGTGTTTGCGTAGCTCTTGTACCATGCTGTCGGTAGTGGTCAATACTTTACCACTGTGTTTGTGAAACCATTTGACAAAACGCCAAGTAATGGTTTCGGGAATACTGAACAGCTTTTTTAAACCTTCAGGAAACTTAGTGTGGTAAGCAGTATTGTACCTAATGCCACGTTTTGTAAGATATTTTCTAGCAGACATACCCAAAGGACCTTCTGTGGCGATGTGGATATAATCCGGATCAATCTCCTTGATCGTCTTCCCCACTTGCTTGGTAAAGGTAAGTTTGACTTCGTTATACTTAGGGCAATCAATATAGCGGTACCGCCCGGGATGAATATAATCAACGCGATAACCGTCCAGAACCGCACATGCCTCAATATTTTTGTAGGTTGTGACAACACCATTAATTTGGTCCGGTAAATTATCTGTTATTATCAATATCTTCTTGGTCATTTTCCAGTCCAAACAGCATATAATCCAGTCCTTGATCCATTCTCATCGTATATTTTACTCAGTTCTGTTCGTACCGCCGGAGCAAGTTCTCCTGATCCTGGCACAACATCAAAAGCAAAATAATGTATACCAGGCGGCCGACTTGGCCCGATATATTGTCCGCCCAATCGTCCCATGATGGTATCAATGTCTTTCTTGGCCCATTCCGGGTTATCAAATCGAGCCTCGTTTATTGCAACATACCCTCTGATCTCAACACCCGGAGTAGAGGCCAATCCCAACCAGTTTCGGCGGCCACCCGGGGTTTGGCTACGACCAGCAATTAATGGTCTTTGGAGTATGCTCAACGCAACACCATACATAGATTTGGCTATGCCTTGACCACGATAATCTTCATCCACAGTTATAGTATCAACTTGTAGGGCACCCTTCAATGGAAAATACGGAACATCTTCCAACACCAGTTTTCCAATCAAAAATCCCGGACCATCTTCACTTTGATTGTGTTCCCAATCTCGCAGTCTCCAGGCAAATTCTTCCCCATCTTCGTCTGGCATTTGCACCGGTTTTGGTGTGATATTGGCACTATCCCAAAGTTTGATAATAATACCATCTTCCATGTGATTGGCTTCTGTGCTATACATAAATGCATTTGTGCCTGGGAGTTTTTTGATGTTTTTGTCACCGGCACCTATTCGCAATGATTTTTTGCCACCGGTATATTCATTGCCGGGCATTCGATCAATTTCTCTCAGTATTTCGTGTGCTCTCATCTTGTATTTATATTTGATACTATTGTGATTTCTTTGTAGCAGACGATAATCTAGTAGTAGAGATTAAAAGTCTGTTTACTTTGAGTCGCGATCTTGATATCGTAAAACAGAAAATCCTTTCTGCTCAAACCAAGGGATACAAAGTTCTCCTCTTAGTATTTGATCGCTACGGACAGGTCGCACTGTCACAGGCTGAAATTGATCTCCTACTAACTGAATAATAATCCAATCACCATCGTGTGTTTCACACAGGGCGGTACACGATTCAACCCAGTCACCATCATTCATGTAGATGATGCCATCTATTTCTTTTATTTCGGCCGAGTGAATATGACCTACGATAACACCATCAAACCCACGCTTCTTACAGTAGCCTGCTAGGTTCTTTTCAAACTTAAAAATAAAATCTATGGCTCGTTTAACACGACGTTTAAGATATTTGCTTAAACTCCAATAACCAAAGCCCAGTCTATGTCTGATCCAATTGAATCTACTGTTGACACCCAATATAAAGTCATAGGCCTTGTCGCCTAAAAAACTTAGCCAGGGTGCTAATCTTGTTATACCATCAAACAAATCGCCATGTACCACAAGATAGTGTCTACCATCGGCGCCAATGTGTTCCGTCATGTTGCAGATTTCCACGCTGCCAAAACTGGCGCCATACGGTATCATGGGTCTTAGGAATTCATCATGATTGCCGGCCACATACACCACTCGAGTACCTCGTTTGGCATGTCCCAAGATCCTGCGTACCACGTTGGTATGTGTCTGTTTCCATCTCAGTCGGTTCTGTTGCATTTTCCAAGCATCAATAATGTCACCCACTAGATAAAGTGTTTCGCAAGTGTTGTGTTTTAGGAAATTGTTGAGGGCTTCGGCTTTGCAATCTTTGGTGCCAAGGTGCACATCACTAATGAAAATACTACGATAAGTCTTCATATAGTATTTACAGATATTATATGCAAATAATATTACAACTGTATTACAAAGGAAAAGGACCTTGCGGCCCTTTGTTTCTGGTTACGAGTTCCAGAGTGCACTCTATCGTTGTGCCCGGTTACATTTATTTAGTGTGTATATTATTACAATTTTGTTACGTTCCTGGACCTAAAAATATCTGTCTGGCACTTTTACCTGTGCCCACAATGCAGGCAATTTTGTCATTGTATTCCACCATGCTCCAAGAGCCGGTTTTTGAATTTACAAGTAAAACGTATTTGCTTTCTCGACCACGTCCGCTCCAAAATGGTTGTTCTTGGTATTGATCACTTAGGCCTTCAATGACGGTTTTGGGATCCGAACAAGTGACCGGTTTGTCTATTTCAATTAAATTGGATTGGGCGCTTGCTACTAAGCTGGTTAGGAATAATATCATCGCCACTGCTGATGTACGCATAGTGGCTCCTTTAAGATATTTATTTGATCAGTTTTTCGTTGATTGTTTTTTCACATTGTCCCGCAGTTTCGGGCATGATTCTCAACTGTGTACCACAACGATATTCACAAAGTCTCTTGCCTCGGTCATCAATTATGGTACTGATTAGGGTACAACTCTTTGCTTCAGCAACTATGGCAGGCGGATTGGTAATATTGATGTTCACCGTTTTAGGAGCATATGGTGCCACAATGGCTGCTGCAGTGGTTATACCTATTGCTAACTTACTAGGAGTCTTCATACAAGTATTTAAATACCTGCATGGTTATTTTAACTGCTTATACTATTTGTCTTCGGTGATCCAACGAAACCAATCACAACGTTGTAGTAGTGTGGCCATTTCGTTTGCGGGAATTTCGGTCTGTTGAGCTGCAAACTCTACAAAGTAGCTCCAGTCTTGCACCACATTGTCTCGGCCACTAGTCCACTGCTGATACATGTGATGCAACATACGTTCATTTATCATTGGGCTTCTCCGGTGGTGTTGAGGGTTTGGTTTGTTCTTTGGTCTCTCGTAACAATCTTTCTGAAGTAGGACTGGCACGCTTGCGAGCATTGCGTCGCTTGATTTCGTGTATGTTGGGTCGTCGATTAAACCAGCTCATATGCTAGTATTTAATCCTTACTCGAGAACATTTAAATACTAGTACAACTCTTATAATAATAATGAAAACCTCAGAGTTTATAGATTTGCTTCACGAATTAGGGGCAGGCAAAGTACTTGCTTTTATGCTGATTGTGGGATCAATTGCTGCTGCCGTTGCTCTCACCATCATCTATTTTCACGTGCACAGTTGATGCATCCCTTAGTTGTTTATATCTTGTGTCTGCTCTGGTATTTGCTTCTTCTAGTACTCTAGAGATTTCCTGTTGACGTAATATTTCTAGTGTGGCTCTAGCATTACCGTTTTTCCACTCAGGATGTCTTTGTTGTGCATCGTGTGCAATAACTGCCATCAACCCGCCAATGAACATCAACAAGAACAAAAAGAATCCACCAATATAGGCATCGGCTTTGATCTGTTTCATCCAGGCTTCGCGTCGTCTAGCCTCAGCAGCTTCCCTACGCATGTTGCGTTGAATGAATACCGATTGCTCTTTGTTCATACGCTCCATCATGTTATTAACATCAGTCCATAATGCACCCAGTTCGGGTGGCGACTGGTACACCACAGTTTCACGCAGTTCCACACTCATTTGTTCCAGTTTCTTTTTCATCAACACCAGTTGTAGTGCACGTTTGCCCACACTGGCATCACCGGTGTATTCTTCGTGACTACGGCGTTCTTCTTCTTCGATTACAGTTTTACACTTGTGATAGTTTTCAAAGAACTCGCCTAGCTTTTCGCCAATGGCGGTGTACACATCGTCGGTTTCGCCACCCTTTTTGTTGAGCTCAATTACACGATTCTTTTCTTCTATGTACTGTTTGCGTTGTTCGGATGTGGGCGGACTGTTCTTGTGCGCTTTGTTGAACTGTTCGTCAAGGTCTTTAAGTACGCCTTTAACGTCACCCGCCGCGCTCTTGATGTCTTTGTATAGTTTACACCCTGCTTTGACAGCAGACACCGCACCGTTAGCTAGTGCGAATAGTGTTATCGGATCCACTTCGTACTCCTAGCTGGTACGGGGATTTATTGAGCATGTTATTATTGATTATCGCCCCAATATATTTAATTATATTGGGGCTTTAATTCTATGCGGGCTTTTGGATACCGGCCCGTTTGTACACTTGTTGTACTGCTTGTGCTTGGCTCACACAGTCTTCTAAGGCATTGTGCAAGCCCACTTTGCCTTTCACTCTTGGATCACCATGTACTGCAAACAGGGTACGACTGTCACATATTTGCCAATACTGCCACGGAACTGGCCAACCATACTGCCTATAGATATTTTCTAGTATGGCAATATCAAACACTGGCCCTTGACACCAGATGTTTTTTACCCCCACCAAGAAACGATTTAATTCGCGATACATGGTTTCTACTGGCACACGTCCATCCAAGCCCAAGGCTTCTTCACGCACATCCTCGGCCTGATTCATCCACCACTGTAAGGTGTCTTCCTGTACGTCACGCCCACGTGCTATCTGTTCGTCGGCATCAATGCGTAGATATATTCCCGGACCCGGGTCACGCAAGGTATAAGGATCAAATTTGACTGCACCCAGAGTCAATATGGTGCAGGTGGGCAAGGTACCTAGTGTTTCTAAGTCCAACATACAGTCAATAATAATGTCTCCGTTGTGGTTGTGTAATCAAAATCTTTCTTATTTTCCAGTTAACACCGAGTGACTTTCAGCGGCCACCACACGCTTTCTTAAACTGCTGCTAGAGAAACTGTGACTACGTTCATTGAACACCAGCTCGATGCCACGTATACCACATTCTTCTCGACCAGTAAAATCCCGGTTTCGATATTCTTCACCCAAGATACGCACATCTACTGGAAGTATCAGCAAAAGGTCACATAAATCACGTTCGGTAGTGTATACTACAACTTCATCCACATAACGACAAGCAGCCAACTGTATTTGACGTTCCACAATGCTCTGTATGGGTGCATTTTTGGTATCCGGCCTGTCTATTGATGCATCGGTTTGTAAACCCGCAATCAAGTAATCGCAGTGATTCTTAGCTTCGGCCAACATGGCAATGTGTCCGGAATGTAAGAGGTCGAATTGCGAAAAGGTTATACCAATTTTTTTACCTTCTGCTTTAAGATCTTTGATCTTATTAAAAATCATACCAACTCCTCTAATATGCCCAATGCTTCTGCAATAACAAACAACCCGCCAGCAAGTTCAAAGTTCAATGTTGCTAGGCCGGCGCCGGCACAGATTCGTACTACACTTTTGGCAATACTGATAACGAAGTGCCCTCGACTGGGATCTTTAGGTTGTATTTGCATTATTGATCTGCCTCGATTTTTACCATTAGTGGGAATCCGTTGTTACGTGCCAACACTGTTACTTCAATACCTTTTTGTTCGGCCATTTCATAAGGCAATACTGCTACCACGGCCGAACCTTCTTCGTGTACTTTCATGGTGAGTGCTTCAGCAGCACCTTCATCGTAGTGAAATATCACTTTGAGTGTTTCAACCACAAACTCCTGTGTGGTAGTTTCGTCATTGATATAGATCACACGAAACTGTGGTGGTTCGGGTATATTGGTTTTAATTTCTATTTTCTCACGAATAATGGTTTCAGTTTTTGACATTGCAATCTCACAAAAGATTAAAGGGGTATAGTAGTATACCCCTTATTATATGCTAAATTGCGTTACTTAGCAAATGTTATGGCAATTTTCTTTGGCTTTTTCTCGTCTGGAACTACTCGTTCTAGCGCAATAGAAAGGATACCATTTTTTACCGTTGCGCCACGAACTTCGATATTGTCGGCCAGCGGAATTGTTCTAGAGAAGTTTCGAGCACTGATACCTTTGTGTAGGTACTTGATCTCGTCGTCCTTTTTCTCTTTTTCACCCTTGATGGTGATAACATTCTCCTTGATCTCAAGATCGATTTCGTCTTGAGCAAAGCCAGCAATGGCCAGTTCCAACACATAGTGTTCATCGTCGAGTTCGACAATGTTGTGTGGCGGATAGTTACCATCTGATTTACTGTTGGCAAATGTACGATGCAGTTCATCAAACATCTGATCAAAGCCAATGGCTCCGCGAGTTAGTTGTGCATGTAAGCTGGGTAAATCAATCGTGTGAAGTGTAAAGTTTGTCATGTTGTTTCTCCTTAATAAGCAAGTTTTATGACTTTTGAAATGTAGCCCCACCCGGGCACTACACAAATATTTATTATACGCTGTTAGATATAATATGCAACTATTTTGGCAAATTTATCCAGAATGTCTGCTCAAAAATTCGGCAATTTGGCTACGTTCAAGATCGCTCAACAGGTCCACGTCCTGACGCCCTGATTCAATTTCGTCTACCAAGTGACGGATGTACATATCATCGTAGGCCAGGATGTCACGTTGTTCACTATCTACTTCGATCCATTTTTGTCCGTTGAACTTGAACAGTCGATTGGGCAAGTAGTCGGTACGCAGGTACACATCGCCTTTGTTGGGATTTACCGGAAACTCGTTGCCAAATCCACTGTGTGCGGCCTTGGCAGTTTCGGGCAAGTTGTCAGCCTGTGCTTCCAAATGACTGTGCATTACACCACGGCCACGTGCCGGAGCTGCTTCGCGCACAATGGATCTTGCGGGTTCAATTACACCGCCATCTATGGTGACATTTACAGTTTCTGGTGGCGTTACATAGTCGCCAGGACGTTCCATGTCTGGAAATTCTTCCTCCGCAGTCGGTGCCACTGCCGGCTTCACGGGCACAACATAGTCTTCGCCCGAATGTTCTTCTACAAATTCATATTCGTACTCGGGTTCGGGTGCAGATATGGCATCCAGAGCCTCCCACTCTTCGGGTGTGATAACCACCGTGGGTTCGGGTTTGGTTTCGGGTTTTGGGTAATCTTCGGTAAATCCCGCATCTGATTCGGGATCGGGCCGCAGTTCTTCCACTGCGGGTTTTTCGCCTACATCTGCTACATAAGGATCAGGAGGTTCTCCGGCCAAGTTAGTTACGATCTCGGACTGCGTATCTTTGGTGATCTCGCCAGATCTATGTTCCTCCTCCTGTCGCGCCCGCTCTTCTCGTATCCAAGCAAATGTCATTTGACTTGCTAATAACATTACAACTGCTAATGGATCAAATACAATAACAATTAATATAATCACCCATGTTACTGCTCTTTCAAGTATATTGGCATCAGGATTACTACCATATACAAAAGCAGCAATATACTTGATTGGACCTACCTCAGCTTCTACCTTGCGATTCTCTGCGGCAAAAGGTGCTCTCTCATCGTTAAGAGCAGATATCTTCTTCTGACTTTCCACGATTTCGTTTTGAAGCCTTTGTCTATCTTTGAGTTGACTACGCCGTATCTCATTGGCTTTAGTGGCACCCTTTTCATCGTCTGTGCGACTAAGAACTTGGTCAACACTCGCATCCATTTGATTAAGTTGTTTGCGGTTGGATTCGATGTTGTCTTTTTCAGTCTTGATTTTTTCATCGTATATTGCCACCTTTGCTTGTACATCGCCACTTACTAGTGTTTGGTCACTGTGTGCTTTGGAAAGGAATCCAAATATGCCCAGACTGGTAATAATCATTAAAATGGTTACCGCGGTGACTGCGTAGGTTTTCATCAAGAGGGGTAATCGAGTCCAGTGTGCCTTGATCCACGACGCAGTTACCAATTTGCCCACTTCCAGGCTTACACCCATGATTGCAATTGGTATGGCAGCAGCCGAGAAAATGGCCATCAAGCCCATCACAGAATAGTAAATGGCCACGCCCGAAATGGTAAGCCCGGAAAGTAATAAGAGAACGGCAAGTATCATAGTAATAAAAGATGTTTAGTTACTTATTCTACTATGATACTGCATCAATGTCAAGGGGTTTGGTTAAACTATGTTGTTGCCGATTGCAGTTACAAATAAGTTACCGGTTGTTCCGTCGAAATTAAAATATTTGATATACATACTTTGGTGTGATGTAACAAAAATACTAGAACCGTTTGTAGATTGCCCGCTAGACACCCCGTGATTGAACTGTGTGCTGCCGCCAGCCGGACTCATTACCAGCACTTCCACTGTTTTGCCTATTGTAGTTGCTAGGTTGATCAAATTGGCAGTGAGAGTTGTACCGGGCCCGGTTGTGTGTACATGTATCAAATCGTCTGTATCAAAGTTGATTGGAACCACATTGGCCACTAGGGTGGGCTGTGTTGCATTGTGGGTAATACCCTTGGTTGAACTAAAAGTCCCATTAACAACAACATTGCCGGTGTTTAACGTCTTACCCGCGGCCATAACAACATTGCGATTTAATACTAAATTTGCAGTGCTATTAGTGAGACCAATTTGTATATCAATGTTGCCTGTAGTGGATTGGATTGTGTTATCGACAAACTTTAATTGACCAACTTGTAACTGGTTGGCTCCGTTGATTTGTAACACACCGTTTGTAACAGTAAGTGCTGCACTTATTGCGGCGTTAGCAGTATCTTGGATGTATATTGATCCCGGACCAATATAGACACTCTTCCATTTTCTGGTCTCATTACCAAGGTAATATGTATTATCAAGGCTAGGAGTTATGTTACCGCCGATGTTGCTGTCTGCGGTTAAATTAATACCTGCAAAGGTCGGAGTGGCATTTGCAGAAACATCCTGCCCAATACTAACAGTAATAGTACTGCCTAAACTAACAGTGCCACCGCCCGTGACGCCTGTTCCTGCGTTTACTGTGACTGTTGAATTTTGTAATTTAACGTTTTGTATACTGCTTGCAGCCAATGCACCGATAACATCAGCATTGCTTAATGTTATAGCACCAGTACGTGTATTGAATGTTGTTACTCCGTTGGCGCCGACTGGAATTCTTTCCCAAGTTGCACCGTTATAAATTACCCAGTCGCCTGCAACAAAAGTAGACCCTAGGTTGGTACCACCGGTAGTAACTGCATATTCATATCCAGTTGTACCTACGCCATTGGCCA